TCATTTTTCATCAGCTCCCTTTATCGCTTGTTTGACCGCCTGATGACCGAATACGGCAAATGCGCCGGCCAATATGCCTTGTATTAAGGATTCTATGCTCCAACCCAGCAATCCCGACGTCAAGACTACCGCCAAAACAACGACGACGTACACGATGCTCCAATCCGGTATTTTAGGGGTATTTTTCAAAATGTAACCGACGACCCAACATGCAGCGACAACCGCCAGCAGCCGCGGATCGATCAGTTCAAAAATCATCTTCCATTCCATAGGTCATTCCTCCTCTTGCGATCCTATACCTTATCTTATTCTTCCAGTCTATCGAGCCGCTTGTGCGCTTGCTTAGACGACTCTTCCAGCCTCGTAATTCTTTCAGACAACCCATCCATCCGCTGGCCTTGCAGCCGGAGATCCACCTGGATGTTATCAATGCCCCGCTTGATGTATGACACATCCGTATGCAGCGAAGCATCCGCTCCGGCCTCTTGGGCAACTTCCTGTTTAAACGCCCTCGCCCCGCCCATCCAGCCCAGCACAATCCCACTGACAGCAGCCAATAAAGCGATGACGGCAGTGATGTCCATCCTTTTTCCCTCCTGTCTAAAATTGAAAAATAAAGCCCCAGGGATCCCCAGGGCATAAAAAAAAACGCCTTCCGGCGAACTATGCTGAATATTCAACGTTTGTGATTTTCTTGTATTCTTCTAATGTAATCATTTTTGCGGTGACAAAGGTCTTCAAGCTGTCATTGTTATATAGAGGATGTTGGTTGTCGTAGTAGCGCTTGATGATCGTATACCACATTACTCTGCACCTCCTTTCAGGGCAGCCAGTTCGAGTAACAGTGTCCCCACGGTTTCCTCCAGGGATGCTATTGTCGCCTTATCGTTCGCACTCTCCAGTAAAAGGGTTCCGATCGTTGTGTTCATTTCATCAATCTGAATATCTTTATTTACCTTTCTAAATTGATCACTTATATCATCTCCATATTCGTCCGGGAAGGTGTCACCCTGCTCCAGTTCCAAATCAGTGTTCACAACGACTATTTTTGCTTCGTTTATATCTACGCCCATTACCGATGAATCCCTACCGTAGGCGTAATCCTCTCCTATTTCTATTACATCCCGGACCACCCCTGCGACCTGGGATTTCCTATCTACCACGTATGTTGTAGCCACATCATCAACCTCCTTTTATGTTCCTGCTGGTTGCGCACCCTCGAAGATCCTACCACCACTATCTGTATATTTCAACGTGGTGGCCGACATTGAGTTGTAGGAGACGTACATAGTAGCCTCGCTCGTACTATAACCAACGGTATTGTTGTTCCCGGCGTTCCCCCTACAAACAACTGATGCACCGTTGGTCGCTGTGACTGCCGTACTGCAACCCACAAAGACGCCGAATACAATGGAGGCAAAACCACCAGCCACTATTATCCCCTGACCACCCCCGACCTTCACGATGTCGAACATGTAGGTGTAATTACCGTTATCCTGAACTTCCAACCTAGCACTCCCTTCGAGCCTAAAGACGGCAAGGGTAAATCTACAGTTATTATTTACGATCCTGATGGGGCGGGAGAAGGTTGGTCCGTCCGGGTACTGCGCATTGGTCTGACCCTTAATGCTGATCACCCCACCAGCAAAACCAGTAAGCTCTGGTTCACTAGTGTCGTAATGGTCCGGGGCGATGGATATGGTCCGGGGACCCGCATTAAATTTCGGTATAGCCTCCACTGCCGCCGCGACTGTTGGGTATTGGCTGGGTACGTGGTAAGTTATATGATTGGGGTCATCACTCACCGAGGCATTGCCGATTTGCGTCCATGCACTCCAAGCGCCATTGGTTTGTGTCCGTCTAAACGTCCTATGCGCGGCATTAAAGTCATAGGCGATTTGGGTCGTCCACTGCCCCGGATTATTGCTATGGGAGATCACCTGAACGAAGAACCACCCAGTCTCGCCTTTTGGGGCATTGGACATCTGTAATCCATCGTAAAACCCCGTGTTGACGATAGAATTCAAGTTCTGACTAGAGATGTTGAAGGCAGTGCGGACACCGCCATTAACGCTATTCCACCCAACCAGAGCCGAATTTTGCTTGGTATAATTCTCTGCATAAGTTTTCGCATTCGTCTCCGCAGCATTCGCCTTCGCCTGCGCACCCGCTGGAGTCTCTGCCGCATCTGCCTTCGACTGTGCCGCTGCCGCTGCCGTTACGCCCGCGCTGCCTCGGTCATATGCCTCTTTTACCGCTTTCGGCGTTGCAGCCACATTTTCTGCAGTGCTGTCCGTTGCATTAGACAATTGTACTTTCCCCTTGGTGGTAAGGGATGCATCCGGGATGTTTACATTCCCCAAGTCCTCTCTAACTTGCCCTACAGCCTCGTCAATCTTGTCCCAGTTGTCGTTCAGCATCGTTTCAATATTAAAGGTCTCATTACCGTCGACCATCGGATCTTTTTTCAGCAATCCCAAATTTGGTGTATTACTGGACAATTTAAGCACCTCCTGCAAATTTGTCTAGTGGAGTCTGTCCCATCTCATGGATGGTCATCACATCATGAATATCTCGAATGAGCAAATAGTTAAACGCATACTTTACCGCCAGATGCGCCGGTTTAATCTCCTCAATCGCCGCCTTTAAATCCTCCAGATTGGGCGGAATCCCCAAAGTATCGATAAACTTGACGGTAAAGCTCCATTCCTCCGGTTGAAAAGAGACGTCAACGGTTCCGCCGTCGTAGGCCTCGGCGACATTCTTGACGAGACGTCCCGTAAAGGTCCCCGCACCACGCAGCTTCGACTCCAGCACGGCCCGCCGCTGCTCAATCGGCTTGGTCCGGTCCGTGGGAATGTCGAGCTCGGCTTCCCATTGGTCCAACCCCCAGGTGGCCGTACGGACAAAGACTGGTCTGCGGCCGCATTCAGCGCCTGATAAAGGGCATCCAGCTCGCTGCCCTTGGCGTCCATATCCGCTTGCATCACGCGCGAAGTTTCATAATAGGCGGGAAGATAAGAAAACAGCTCGCGGCCCCGCAAGCTGTTTATTCTCACGTTATTCACTGACGCTCACCGTCCCCAGCACCGCTACCTGGCCAGAGCCGATTTCGATGTTTGCCTGCTCCGTATTGCCGTTAATCGCCAAATCGGTGTAATCCACAATAATCGGGATATCCAGCAGAACAGCGGCGATCCTCGTGTATCGCACCAGAGGATCCTTCCGGTTAAAAGCGATCTGCTTCAGATAGGTACGAACGCCATCCTCGATTAGCTGGCGGATCTCATCCAGCGTTGAAGGTTTCTCCTGCGTACGCTGGACCTTCACCGAGATATTGATTTTCACTTCCTCGGCGGGCATCACGGTAATGACCGGTCCGGCCGGAGCCATTCCCTCTCCTTGACCATCTTGGGTAGGGTCGATATACTTTTGAACGGCATCGACGATATCCTTGCTGGCGGCACGCTTGTCCGTATCGATCACATACAGCCCTACCGTGCCCGGCCCCTTCCATAAAGGGACCACCTCGACTCCGCCGACGCCGGCGATTTCATTCGCCCACTGCATATACTGTGCTTTGTTGCCGCTGGTGCCTTGACTGCGGACTTTGGCATAAAATCGTTCCAGCAGCGACGGGTCCGTTTCGATATCCGCACCGCTCTTTGTCGGTTCCGGATTCGTAACCGAAGTTATGCCGCTAATGGAGGTCATCATCACCTGAATGACGCCTGCAGGCACGTTTCCTCTTTTACCTGGAGTCACCGCCCGGATTGGCGCAGCACCGGTACCCGTATCAGACATCGTAATTTCGGCAGTTGTTACATATTCCACGGAAGATTCCCCGGAAATTTCATCTGCCGGCGTAGCCACATACGTTCCCGCTGGGACGACCGTACCCGGTTTCCCCGTAAACAAGACACTGCCGGACGAGGCAACCGCCTCACGTCTGGCAATGCCGTGTTCCGCTGCTCTCAAATCCAGCTCAGGAGAACGATACGCTTCATTGTCGCTGGCAGCCGTGCCGGCGAACCCGCGCCGCAGCAGTTCCTGCGCCCAAAGGGCCGCTTCGGACAGCATAAACGCCACCGGCGCCTGGGCATCCCAAATAAAAGAACCCTCGGATTTGTCGATGTCCGAAGGCACTTTATCCAGCATGCGGCTCATGATATTTTCTTCCGTTTGATCCTGCAAATAGAACGGCAAATCTGCCATCACACCACCACCTCACTTTCTATGATTTCCGTTTCATCCCGTGTGTTCGCAATGCGGCAGCTGAAGCGGCAAGTTTCTCCCTCCCAGGAGAAAACGAATTGATCCACGCTCTCCGTGCGCGTATCCGTCAAAAGCGTTTCGGTAACCATCCGCCGAATCTCGCTTTCCTGCAAATCATGATCGTAGTCCATGCCGATCAGATCCTCCAACTCGCTGCCGTAATCCCGTGAATAAATAAGATGGCGGTAACGCGGCGTACGGATGGCTTTTTCGCACCAGATCACCCAAGCCTCCCTTTCATCCGCTGACATGATTTTGTGGGTCGGGGACATCACAAACTCGCCGGCTTCAAAATCATATCGCCAGCTCCTGCCAAAGATGGCTCCGCTCTCCTCGATGGCCTCCGGCTCCGTGACCTCGGTCCAGTTCATGTCATCATTTTCAGGGAACAGATTAGCCATGACCGTTCACCACCTTGCATACCACCACCACGTCATTACCGCCGTTGACGCGGACCGCCAGTACGCGGTCTCCCGGTTTCAAGCCTTTTCCCGGCTCCAGTCGGGCATCTTCAACCTCGGATTCATCAAAATGAAACGATGTGTTCACCTGTCTGCCCTCCCATTCCATGCTTCCCTTAACATCGTGAAGGGGAAGAGTGAGCAAACCGGGGAGCTCCGCGACCATATAATCCTGAAACTCATGTTTGAAATCATCCAGCTTCAGACCGGTCGACGTTACGGTACCCAGTACCGCTCCTACCCCGCCCAAAGCTTGACGCGTTTGCTTGTTGAACGAGGCATACAGAGAAGACGCCAATTGTCCATAGGGGTCCTTATTCAAGGTAAAACCTCCTTTTAACATCGTCATATGTCCCCAGCTCCAGCGACATGCTTCCCGGATGGCCGAGCTCCCGGCTGACCGAGATGACAAGCAGCTTCATCGTGCCCAGCATGACGGCGTCCCCGGCACGGATCGTGTTGATATCCGGAGCATTCAGGGAAATCGTCTCTTGGATGCCCCTCAGAGCGCTTTTGGCAAGCTCCTTCGCTGCCGCCTTGGATTTTGCTTCATCGTCTTGGATGATTTTCTGCAGCTGACCATATTTCTCGATGTCCTTTTCCTCAATGGCCAGCACTTTGGAAGGGACCTCTTTTCCCGTCTCGCTTGCCGTTGTCGTTAACACCTTAACCTTGGTGGCCGCTCCCTCGAGCGTGCGCGATTGCGTCGTATCCGTAAACGATTCGAGCACGTACACCTCTTTATTGGAACCAAGCTCGTACAGCTCAAGTCCTGAGGCGATCATCCGCGGATGGTACAGCTTTCCGCCGGCCTTGGCCGTCTCCCTCAGATCGGCAAACATGCTGGCATAAATCGACTGCGTCCGGTATACGGCTCGCCCAAGTTCTTTCTTCGTATCCGGCAAAACGGCTATTTTCAAATTCCAGTCCGCCGCATATTTTCGAATCCGCTGCGAAGCGGTCTGTTTGGCCGGAAATAAATACTCATCCTCCGACTTATCCAGATACACCGTGCGATCGTACAGCGTGAGCGTCATCCGTTTGATCCCGTTATTCGAGGTTTCCGCTTCCCATACGACCGCCGGGTGAAGGAGAGGAACGTAATCTTTTTTACCGTAAGGAATACCGCTGATCCGGATCGCCATCCCCGGCTGGATCGGCGGCATATCCGGTGTCACCACCAGGTTGACCGTTCCCTGATAGGCGATCTGCTCCAGCGAATCCCGCAGGTTGATGGCTTCCACCAAAGGGGACAAATCATACCGATCCTGCAAAATCACTTTATAACTCATGACAGCACCAGCTTCTGTCCGGGCTTGATCGCGTTAGGATTTTTGCCGATCGCCTTCTGGTTCAGCTTGTAAATCTGGTTCCATTTGGAGCTGTCCCCCAGTTCCAGCTTAGCGATTTTGGAGAGCGAATCCCCTGGTTTGACGACATAAGTCTTGTTCTTTTCCTTCATATCCATGCGAATTTTTTTATTGGTGAATGCTCCGGCGGATCCTTTTTTGCCCCCTGCCGTTTTCGCAACCTTCATTTCCCTCCAGGAACGGAGAGTGATGTCAAAATACACATCCCCAAGTTCACCGCCGCGGAAGGTCGTTTGATGCGAGGATACGAATACGGGTACATTAACCGCCGACTGCGTAATAATAAACCGCAATGGGGTTTTGGACACCAAAAAATCATTGAGCGCGTTCATGGCGGTTTGCGGGTTGGGCAGCCTGTCTTTCCTTACTTTGCAGTAGGATTCATCATACTCTTTGGGAAAAAAAGACGAAAAAGATATCTCCTTAATCTTGTCTCCCTGCGGAAAATCGAATTCTCCGTACGACAGGATCGTGGAGGTGTCATACCCCTTTTGCCGCGAGATGGTGATCTCTTCCGGATTAACCGGAAAGGTAAATCGTTTGCCCTTGCCGTTGATCAACATAAATTTCACTTCCGCCCCTCCTTTCTTTTCGGATGGCCTTGATTCTGCCAGACCTTTTGCAAAAAAATTACATAGGAGCCTTCGCTGGCGGCTTCCGGTTCTGCGTCGCTTTGTTGAATTCGGTCCTCAGCCGCTGTCCGATTTGCAGAATCAGCCCTTCCACATTCACCGGATGTTCCTCGCGAACGGTAACCTGTACCGCGCCCGGCGGAAGATTGTAGTTCATCGTCGTCTCCGTCTTGAAGTCCTTTAATCCGGCCGACAAAGATGTCATCTGCTCCGGACTGATCTGAACCATCTGCGGCGTCGTTTTCCCTCCTGACGCTGCTCCACTCGCCGCATCTTGGATCCGAGGCCCTGCATTTAACGCCGGAATCTGGCCATATGGCATGGTCGGGGTTAGCGGTCCTGCAAAAGGCATCGGGGCAAAGCCGTATGGAAAAGCACCCGGCATGAGAGGAGCCGACAATGCAGGAGAAGTCGGACTTGCAACAGCAGGCGCCTTGGGCGGTGCCGAAGGTTCCGCCATGATGGCCGGTTTGTCCGCGATATCCTTTTCCGGTTCCTTCTTTTTGCCGAAGGAGAAGAAATCCGTGACTTTCGACCACTTATCTCCAATGAAGTCGCCCACTTTGGAAGACACTTCTCCTAAGAATTTCCCGGCATCCGAGGCGATCGCCCCTGCCTTCTCCCCAAGCCAACTACCGGCGGCACCTCCGAGTGCTGAACCTACATAGGTTCCCGCCCCTGGAATGACCGATCCAAAAAAGCCGCCAATCGCCGTACCTATACCCCCTCCGACGGTCGAGCCAATGGCTTTGGCGCGCTCTTTTCCGGGCGCTGCCGTAGCAATCGAGGCCGCATCGGATAGAAAGCTTAATGGGCCTAAGAGCTTCTTGCCAAGCCCTTTCATAAAGCCGGAGGCTTTCCTATTTTGCCAATTCCTTTAGGCGCGCTTTCAGCTACGCTTTTTTCAAGCTCTTTTGGCGCACTGGCTATGGCTGCGTTTTTTTCTGGCACTTTTGGCGTGCTGGTTATTGCTGTGTTTGTTTCGGGTGCTTTTGGCGTACTGGCGGCTATCCCGCTGCTGCTTTTGTCAAGCTTTTTAGCTGCGCTGTCAGTTGTAGCCGAATTGCTTTTGCCAGTATCTTTAGAGTGGTTTGAGAGCGCATCATCTTTGTTCTTACCACCAAACAATTTTCCGAAATCTTGAAATCCCCCTATAAGATCGCTGCCTGCCGAGCCAACGGTCTCCACTAAACCACCAAGCTTACCAAGGGTTTTCCTGAATCTCCCTTTCTTTTTGCCTGGTTTCCCCTTATCTTTCGATGATTCATTACCCGGCACATCTAAACCCAAGCCTGAGGAGAAATTTTTACAGCAGCAGCATTTTTCCTCAGACTTTCCTAGGAAAGTATCTTTCATTTCTTGAAATTTATCGGGGATTTCCATTACATTTTTTACGCCGCCGCCGATTGATTTTGCGGCCCCGAATCCGTCTTTGATTTTATCCCAGATAGATTTCGGCTTATCTTCCTTGGGCTGTCCCCCAAGCTTCAATGATCCGAGCTTATCTGTCATACTCGTCAAAGCTGCCGTATTCGCCTGAAGCTCCCCAGTCAACGAGGAAAAGTCAGGAAATGATGGAGCGCCGGAATTTCCGCCCGTAGTCGCTGTCTGCTTAACATTCAAATTCACGTTTGCAGACGCTTGAATCACCTGGGATTTTACCCGGTTGATTTTATCAAGCAGGGCATCGAGTCCCTTCGAAGCGCTGTCCTTCAGCACGATTTCAGGCGCCATGCGGGTTCTCCCGATCTTGTAGACGCGTCCCTGAATTCGTTCAAAATAACGCTCCATCGCCCGCAGCTCCCGGTTCGCCTTGATCGCGTTTTTCGGGTCAATGACGAGATTCATGCGGTAATTTATCATTTCTGCCACTATAGATTCACCCCCCGTTCATTTCGATCTGGCCCGCCATGCTGTCCATTTCCATTTCGGAAAAAGCCAGCAGCAGCAGGCGTTCTCCACGCGGCAGACGCCAAAACTCTCCGGGACGAAGGTGATGCCGGACCCACAGATGATACAGCATCGTCGTCATTCCCCCGGAGCCGATCAGTTTTTTAGGTCGGCAATTTCAACTCCGAAGCCGGACAGCTCCAGCACTTTATCGCCGACGGCATCCAGCTCTCCCGCCAGCAGCATGCGGCGCACGGCCTGCTCCCCGCCCGACAGTTTCAAACGGCTCGTGATCCGCGGATCGCCCCAACCGTTCAAGGTCAGTCCCTTAACGGAAAGGCTGCCCGTCGCTTCCGAAATGAGGAGCGCGTTAAACGTTTCGGTGTCCACCTTTTCATCCACGGAGCCTTTTACCGTCCGGCGAACCGTGCAGCGCTCGCGGATGCTGTCGACTTTGCTTGAGGTCAGGCCGTGAAGAACGATCTGCATGTCCAAACGCTTAATTCGCACGGTTTCCTCCGGCAGTTTCTCGGCCGCCTCAAACAGACTGTCCAAAATTTGCTCTTCGCTTAAATTTTCCTGTAAGCTCATATATCGATCTCTCCTTTATTTACAAAATGAATCGCTAAAATGTAAGCGTACATCGGAGCAGCGCAAAATCCCCACAGCCGTGGGGATTTATCATGCTAGCTCCTTTATGATGGATAAAGCCGTGCTTAATCCGCAGTAATCGGATCCAGAAGCTCATAGCCCTCAAAGGTAAAAGCCGTTTCTTCCTGTACTTCTTCTCCGGCCGTCCAGTTGGCCAGCTGGATTTTGTCGGGCATGCAGCGGATAAGGCGAACACGCTCATGGCCGTAAGATTCAGGATCATCCAGCTTGGAGATGATATCGAATTTCGTGAAGCCGCGGGAAATCATATCGGAAGTCACCTTATAGCCGCTCATGGTACCCGTTCCTTTTTTGCTTCCGCTTTTGTGCACCGTCCAGTCATGTCCAACGAGCTTGAGCTCGCGCTTTTCCATTTCCACGCTGGCTTCCAGCTTGTTAATATGCGTCTGCCACACCCCGTCGATATACGCCTGGCCGTACGTTCCCAGAATGACTCTTGAAGCATCCATCATGTTTTGTTCCTCCTATAATTTGGTTTTAAATGCAAAAACAACCCTTTAATCAAATTGCCGCCTTTGACTTAAGTCGAAAGACGTTTACTTACTGCACGTAAAAGGTGCCGAACAGTTGCTCCATCACATCGGTCAACTTCACGTTCCATTGCAGGAACACTTGATCCGGCTCCGGCTTATTCACCGCGGAATCGCCGTAATAGGCAGGATCCAGAATAACGTCGTAACCGTTCTGCTCAATCACATTACTAAGGGACAACTGGGCAAGGTATTCTTTCACGGCACCGATCAGCGCGAGCCGTCCTTCCTCGGTGTTGTTCACCTTGCCGATATACGTTTGTTCCGCAGCCTGCTGCAGATCGGCATTGATGGCATCCATAACGCGGATGGAACGAATTTTTTTCCAGGCGTTGTTTTGGCCCTCGGCCGGGTTAACCAACGTATTGATGCCGCGAAGCGCCTTAACCTGACGTCCGTCGAAAAAGAACAGGAACACGCCGCTTCGCACCGCCTGCTCCTGCTCGGAGCGCGTCCAGCGGCGGGTTACGTCTTCAAATGGAGTGACTGCGTATGTAGCGGATTGATTCAGCCGCTGACCTGCGACGAGACCTGCCACATAAGCTGCCGTCTGTGCGGAGCTGTAATCCACGCCCGTAAGACGCACGCCCGTGCCGACGTTGATGATTCCTTCATGATTTAGTGCCAGCGAACGGGCCGTTGCCAGTTTTACCGCATCCTTGGATACATCATCCGCTGAGCTTCCTCCAAAAACAGCCATCACGCCGCGGCCTTCGCCCCGGAGACGCTTCACCCAAGCGGCAAAACTTTGCAGCAACGCCATATCGGCTGCATAATCCAAGGCCAGTACGTCAAACTGCTGACCTTCCACCGCATCCTGCATCGCGATGTAATCGGCATTCGTAATTCCGCCATTGCCGCTCTTTCCTCCCGACAGCGCCGCGCCGCTCACATCGGCCGGAATGCCGCCGTCGCCGAGCACCTTGGCGGTTACCCAAACATTATCGCTGTCCTGGTTCATCTGCGCCGCAATCGCGGCTGCGGAGCCGTCCGCTCCTTTATAGGTGCCAAGCAGCTTGGCTCCCTCATACAGGCGAAGCTCGCGTGCCGAAGGATCGCCAAGAGAAGGCTGGATCGTGACAGAGAATCCGTTGCCCCGGCTGCCCGGGTATTTGGCCTGCAGCTGCAGAACATCGGACGGAGTATCCGCCGAATTTTTAAGCGTCACGGATGCGGTTGCCGCAGTGTTATCCGCCAAACGGTAAGCAAGCAGTTTTTTAGGTCCGCCCAGCAAAGCCATATACAATGTCTGGTAAGCTGTTGCTCCATCTAAACTGTCCGTGGAATACACTTCGCCAATCGCGCGTTCGCTTCCGATTTCCACAAATTCGCGCACCGGTCCCCAGTTGGCTTTGACCGGAACCACGACCGTACCGCGGGAGCCTCCCTGAATAGCGGTATCGGCCGCCGCCTTAAAATTCATATACAATCCCGGCAATACCGGTTTATTCATGTTTTCCCAAGTTCCACCCGCCATGATTAGACCACATTCGCTTTCATAAATTGTTTGATTTTTTCTTGAACCTCGGGTACCGTAAACAGCTCTCCGTCTGCCCCATACATCGCGCCTTCAAGCACTTCTGCCCGGACCTCGAACAGTTCCTTGGCATGGGCCTTCAATTCGGCCAGCTCATAACGGGGAGCACGGCTTTCACGGACTTTCGTGTCGACAGCTTTTTTAGCCATCAGGACCACCTCACTTTAAAATAGGATGAACGTTAACCCGGCGAATCAACGCTGCCTCTTCCGCCGGCCGCAGCCGCCTCTGCATCAGGGTCAGCTTAACCTGTCCGTCAAGAATGGGATCGGCCTGCAGATTGGCGGATGCCTCCGCCACCGATAGATACCGGCGATCCTCAGGATCCAGCAGCAACTGAACCTTGGCTCCGAGCTCCTCCACAAGCGCTACAGCCGTCAGCTGCCCGCTCTCCAAGGCCGGGGAAGCAATATGTCCGATAAAGCTCTTGCGGACTTCAACCATGGAAGCCCCCGACGTCTTTGTCTCGCAGCCAGCCATCCGCCAAAGAACGGCGTATTCTTCCCGGTCCGCCGGCCAGGCCGAATGATAGATCCGCCAGGGATTTCCCAGCAGCTCACTTGTCCAAGCCGTCAGAACATGAAGCCATTCGTCCGGCTGCATCGGCGGTCCGGTTCCTGAAGCTTCCGGCATGTAGATGCCGAAACGCAGCATTCTGCCGCTTTTTCCGGTTGCCGAATCAAGAATGTCCGCATCCGGCACGCCCAAGTAATGAAGGATAAACGCTTCATTGTCGGTACCGGTCACTCTTTTTCGGTGCAATTCCTTGATTAGTCGATTGGCCCATGCATCCAGCTGCCCCAAACCCAAGCTTCCTGCATGCAGCTTCAGCCGAACCACCTGCCTGTACCCCGCCCATGAGGATTTCCATACATCCTCGCCCAGCGAAATGACGGCAAACGGATCATCGGCTGCACCACCCGGCGGGCTTACATCATATACCCGGCCTGCGAGTTCGGGGATGCTGGCCGTGACGGCCTGCCTCACCGCCCCCCTCACTCCGGGAATGGCCGGAAGGCTTCCTTCCTGTCGTCAGCTCCACGGCTTTCAGCAATGATCGCTTGCTTGCGCAACACGGCCCCTCCTTTCCGTATTGAGTAGTAAGACGGGAATGGAGCCAAAAGCTTCTCCGAAACAAAAAGCCGGCCTTCGTCGGCCGGTTCGCAGTACACTGCGCGTGTTTTCGGTATGTCCTCTTTTGCTTCATTCCCGATGATATAATCTTACATCCCTGAAACGGATGCGCTGACGGATGAATGGACGGATAAAGAAGAGCTTTAAGCGAATGAAGGGATGAAAAATGTACGAATATATGTTCGTATTTCTTATCATTTTAAATTCCATGGGCACGTTATCCTCAGGTCTTAGAATAGCGATTTCGTCTTCCCACGAAAAAACCGGAAGGGGCTGTCCCAAAAGTAGTTTTTTATTATTGTGAGGTTCGCTTGATTCAAAAAAGGTCGAGTTAAGGGTTATATTTCTACCCCAAACTCGACCTTTTTGCTTCTTTGTTGCCACTTCAGCAAATTGTGGGCAAGGGAAAGCCACCCAACCTGAAGGCTTACTTTCGACAAGCCTCGAAGCAAGGAAGCGTCTAAATCCTCTGTTATTTTTCAGTTGCCCAATCTGGCTCAATCATTTGTCGAACCAACAGCATGTATCCCTTCTTCGTTTCGCAGCTCTTCCTGTATGCGTTTCCATTCAATAGGTTATTCCTACTCACTGAGATCTATACCTATTTTATTCTTCCAGTCTGTCGAGCCGCTTGTGCGCCTGCTTAAACGACTCTTCCAGCCTCGTAATTCTTTCAGACAATCCATCCATCCGCTGGCCTTGCAGCCGGAGATCCACCTGGATGTTATCAATGCCCCGCTTGATGTATGACACATCCGTATGCAGCGAAGCATCCGCTCCGGCCTCTTGGGCAACTTCCTGTTAAAAGGCCCTCGCCCCGCCCATCCAGCCCAGCACAATCTCACTGACAGCAGCCAATAAAGCGGTAACGGCAGTGATGTCCATCCTTTTCCCTCCTTTGAGTTTAAAAAAGCCCCCGGTAGGCCGGGGGCTAAAAAAAAACGCCTTGCGGCGTCACGAGTTAAGCTGTTTTGTTTACGACTTCGGCTACAACCGTTTTAAGATTATACAGCTGCGGAACCTGCTCTAATTTATATGTCCCGACCATCACCAGACTTACCCAAACCTTAACCAAACCGCTGTCCTTAGTAAACGTCATAGTCCCTCACCTCCTTCTGGGGCCTGAGGGGCAATCATCATCATTGTGAGCTCTGCCACCGCTTGGCGTAAAGCTCCATTTTCTTGTCCGAGTTCAGTGATTTTCGATTCCACCGTTTTAGGCGCGTAGTAATCATAATAAAGCTCATCAGTTTCCAAGTTGATCATCAGCCTCGATGCCAAGCCAGGAATATTGTCCGGGTAAACCATCGGCTTATCTCCAATGTCGCGGCCTGGCCTTGTTTTGTCGGCTTCAGTTGGGAAGAAAATAACCTCTTGCACTCGTCCAGTTGTCTCTGCAACTTTTTGATAAATAATATACATATTAACCCTCCTTAAAATACGACGACATAAGCTTTATTGACTGCCCCAGAACAACGGTGATCAACAGTAGGTGGGTAGTTAATAGAAAATTCGGCAATAAGTTTTAATGGGTCTTGAGTTCTGAAGTTTGATGGCAATGTTACCGTTTTTACATTACCGCCATTATTGAATCCCGTGAATACAATTTGTCGGGATGTACGGTCAAGTTGAAGTGCTGATATAGTTAGGGTTGTAGAGGGATTATTAAATGTTCCTTTCCCCACAATTCTATCTGCACCTAGTACAGCCCGCTGCCCCGAGCTATCCACGAGATACAGACTTACTTCCTGATAATTATTATTCTCCAAATATTGGTAACCAATTGAATTGCAGCTTATATATATCGTGTGTTTATTTAAACTTGTTTTGTTATCTGCTTCAATGCTAAAAATACTAGCAGTATTACGCCCCCCTGGAATCGTCAGCAATTCACGGGTATAGACAGACGAGAGAGGTACATCTGAAAATGACGTTGACACAAGGGATGTGGACCCGGTACTAATCTGTCCAACCTTACTCGCTAAAACCGCAAATTCGTCGCTTCCTGATGCCGGAACTCCCTTGTCGCTAATGGCGGAAGCGATCGCCTGTTTCCCGTTAGCGACAGAGGTAAAAAGGTCTGGGCTCCATGGATACCAAACACCGTTTTCCTTAGTTCGTTGGTAAAATGCATTAACTCCAGAGTTTAGCTTTGAGACCCTTTGGAGTACATAACCGTCCCCGTTCGTGTGACACTGCACTTCAATATAAATCCATCTATCTTCTCCTTCTAAAGTAGGAGCATTTTTTAATTTAAATCCATTATAAAATCCGTTTTTTACAAGCGTGTTAAGGTCGAACCCAGGCGGCAAATCGATGTTTTTCCAATCGTCCCTCGTCAATGCTGCTTTCTGCCACGGCTTTGAATCAACATATTTCTTTACATTTGTCTCCGCCTCTTTAGCAGCTCCAGCCCCAGCAATTAATTCTAAAGCAGAGACTATCGATGAAGTTGCAGTCGCATTTTGTTGTACAGCGTCAGTGAGTTCCTGTAGCATGGCCTTTTCATTAGTGGCGTAAGAACCGATAAACGGAACGACTAGCAATTTGTCCGGCATTAGGTATGTTACGGAATAGGCGGCGGTTTGATCAAAGTCTGACGGTAAAAATCTAACGTGCTGTTTGCCATATGCATTAGCATCATTTTCGATCTTTGCGGTATTATCAACCTGTCCATTTCGGTAAACTCTCAGCATGAGGGACACCTTATTCTTTAGTAAGCTTCCACTTAATTCTTTATTGTTGATATAGTAATTTCCGTTGGGTGAATAGTGCGTAGGCTTCGCTCTCTCCCGAATCACAATCCCCGTTCCAACCTCGATCTGATTATCGCCTTCATTAAACGTCAGCATACCTTCGGAATCGATAGACTCGACCGTTGGCGTTGCGAGTTGGTATACGAGTTGATACGGCGTAAACTGAGGAGCGATTATCGTAGGAAGTTGGCTCGTACCCTCGACAAAGGTACCTTCCGATATCCTTCGAGCCCACCCTTTGTACAGACCATCAGTCCTATTATAGACTCCTGTACCATCTGGATTAGATTTCGAATCAAACATCTTCCAACCCCAAAAATAGGCCTTAATCTCGTATGGCGTCGGATGGTAGCTGTCCCCCCAACCGCTGTCGGCACTTGATATATCGAGATAAACATAGTTGTTATCCCATAACGTAAACGAATCTGACGGAGCAGAGACATCCACGGTTGTACTGATAGTTAACATTTTCCCGTCATATTTAGTTGCAAAACCTGTTCCCGATGTGAATGGGAACCAGTTTAAAGTTATCGGAGCACCAATGCGTTTTACCCCTGTTACGCTGTTGTTAAACGCCCAATCTAGCGAACCATCCAAAACTTTTCTTTTCCACTTAGCCAGCTTGAAATACTGCCCGTTGCGTTCAATAACTTCGTCAGCATTCTCGGATGTAATAGGATCAGCATATAAGTCCGTTTGAAGAGCAAGCATAGAATCTTCCCGCGGCTTGAATGGTTTAGGAGTGGAACCAATTGTGAGCATCGGATTTTTAAATATAAAGTTCCCAACTCTTGGAGTGCTCTGCCCTTCCGCATAGTTCGATACATAAACTCGAACTGTATTTCTGTTGCCGCTATTAAACGTTATTGAAGCCACGGCTGTATTGTTCACAATTGCTATACCATCAGCCCCACCAGTAACTGACATCGAAGACCCATTCTGATCAATGCTTAAGGTATAGTTGCTGTTTGGTATTACGGGAACATCATATTCTAATGCTGAGACATTGTTTGTCGTCGAAGATATCTCCACTTCATATTTTGACAGGACTCTTGTTGTACCTTGTGCAACCCACTCGTAAAACGGCGGCAGCAGATTTTCCCCGTAACGAATCGCATATGGGTTACGGACTGGCTGAACGCTGTCAACGTACGGATACTTAGAGACGATCTGTTCAGGGGACATTGAGTCGAGTGCGGTGTATTCTTCTGCGGAGATTTCGTAAGCTCTCAAATTTTTAACCCAAGCGTACTGGTCAACTGCTCCTCTAAATACAACTTCTATCGAGCCGACAACGTCAGTTGTAGAAGAAAATTTTGTAGCCACTGTTACAAAATTTGAGGAATCGGATGACTTTATCAGTGAAACCATGTCTATGCTTGTAACACCTGCAGCTTGAACAAAAATTTCCTCAGTCGTGTTTCCGTTCTTTACTTCACCCAACAAGATATATTTCTTTCCAGCAAGATATTTCATGGGTCTTACAGCTAGTGCACCGGTTGTAGCTTTTAGGGTTACCTTTGACGCTCCAGAGTCAGCTACGGCAGTTATCTGATATTGAACTAATTTAGAGGGATCATCTGCTTTTCCTAAACGTCCTGCCAAATTCACCAACGTCCGCCCCTTAATCCCGCTTAACGAAAAAGGCGCGCTTCGTTCAGCGTTAAGGATTTGCATGCCTGGTTGAAGCACGACTTCCTGGTGCTTCTCAGTATCAAGGCGCTGGCTGGTATCTTCAATTGCTGCGTTCACTTTCCCGGCAAACTGATCGATAGTATCTGCGTTTTGATCAATATACTTTTCTAGATCGAAATACGTAGTTGCCGGTGAGGACCGGTCGATTTTATTCAATCCGATATTCGGTGTTTTGGGATTTGCCATTACGCTCCACCTCCTAGAAATCTATCTTGTGTCGTTAATTCAATTTTTTCTACGGTCATACTCTCCGCCTCTGCAATGGTTAGATATCGTAGCGAATACTCCACAGCCAGATGAGCAGGCTTTATCTCTTCAATGGCTGCTTTCAAGTCATTAAGATTTGGGGGCAAGCCGTACGTATCTACAAAACGGATCTTGATCTTATACTCTTCCGGCTGGACGCTAACATCGATGGAGCCGCGTTCATAAGCCTGGGCCACGCTTTTCAGCATGCTGCCGGATACTTTCCCGCTCCCTCGCATTTTCGAGATTACAACAGATCGTCTTTGTTCCACCGGTTTGGCCAGATTGACCGGAACGTTTAATTCCTGCTCATAGCGGGAAAGAGCCCAGGTTGCCGTCTCGGGATAGCTTTGGTTCATAACATCCTCTATGTCATAAGCCAGTCGATCCAGTTCCGTCCCTTCTACCTCGGCAATGGTCTTGATTTCCCTTACATGTTGATAATATGACGGCAGGTAGCTCATCCAAACTTCGGCTTTGCTCATGACACCGTCACCGTCCCCAATACGGCTACGGATTCGGAATCAACAGGAATGCTTTCCGTCCCTCCATTAAGCGTCAATATCTCGTAGTCTATGACTGCGGGAACATCCAAAATAACGTTGGCAATCCGATTGTACCGGACGAGCGGATCTGCCATCGCCAGCTCTTTTAAATATCGGGAAACCCCTTGCTCAATTGCTTCTTTTACCCCGTCTATACCTGCCCCATTTAACAGAGTCACCTTGACATCCACATCTATCGGAACCTCGAGCGCTCCCATTACCGTGACTACCGCTCCGACCGGAGCGGCTCCTTCCCCCATACCGTCCCGGGTAGGATCGATATACTTTTGTACCTCCTCTACCACAGGAGCTGCCGGGGCACGCATTTCATTATCCAGCAGCACCACCTTCACCGTGCCCGGGCCATTCCAAAGAGGAAAAGCCTTTGCCTTGCCAACCCCCGTATTTTCTCTGGCCCAAAACTCATATTGATGGCGGTTCGCGCTGGTAAGAGGCCGGGAGATTTTTTCCCGGTACCGGGTGAATAAAGATTCGTCCGATTCGGTATCCTCGCCGGGGACGAACAATTCAATCAGTTCCGCCTTAACCAGACCCTCCAAATACTCGAGCGGTAAAAGCGCTCCGAAACGCCGGTTACCCTCCTTCCCGGAACTCTCACATTCCAGCACATATCGCCCCGCCTCTATCCGTTTGAGCACCTTATAGTTCAGCGGATCCAGCGAAAAACGGCTTCCGAGGGGCACTTCCACAGGAACGGCGTCTTTACCCGAAAATACGCCCAACAACTGGGCCTTCGTTGCTTGTTTTCTTGTTATGCCTGACCATGCAATGCTCCGATCCAAATACTCTCCTGTCGCCGTTTCTGCAAACCTTAGATTCACAAAATAATCCAGATCCAGATACATTTGCGCCAATTCTGCCGCCGAAGGGGCTAGTGCATCATAAATAATGCTGCCCTCTCGCTTGTCGATGCTGTCCGGCACTCTCTCCAACATTCGTTCAAGAATGAATTCATACGTCTTTTCTTCAAACATCCTTACTCACCTCCTTGGTCATATGGAGCAATCCATACGCACTCTTCACTGTAAATTCAGCCATAGCCCGTTCCCCATGAAAAGAAATTCGGATATTTTCCACCGCCACAACGCGATCATCCTGCAGGATGGCTTCTTCAATGAGGCGCTCCAGCTCGGAATATGCCCACAGCGGATCGCGGCCAATGACCGAATCCAGTTCATGACCATAATCGCTGCTGTAAATCAGGTGTTCGAATCGACGGGTTTGCAATATTTTCACGACAGCCTGTTCTATCGCCTTTAAACCGTCGATCTGTCCGTCAATCGTCCCGTCTTCAAAATTCAAACGGTAGGTCAGACTTGGCTGTTCCACAGCCTCCACGATCTCCATTTCCGGCAATAACGTTCCTCCCTGCGGAATCATGACGGCTTCACCAGCCTATCCAATACCAGATATGTCTGACCGCCCTGGTAACGTACAAGCAGAACGGTATCTCCCGTTTTTAATCCCTGACGGATGACATACTCTTCGCCGGCAATATAGAGCTTGTACTCGGTCATAGACTCCCCCACAACCAAAAAATCCTCCGTGAGGTTAAAACGCTGGTCCACGTTCACCTCAAGAGGATTTTCGGAAATTACGGTACCGTATAGCACGGCCATGGGATTCGTGTTGCTGACGGCGCTCAGGCTCGCTTTTTTGATAATATCCAGCATCAGTCGTTACACCACCTTCATATTCAGTGACATCGTATGCGCTCCGCCTGAAAACTTATGCGTGCACTCGTCGATCAAATACGGTTTTAGCCCTTCTCCCGGAAGATTGACGTAAATCGTATGGCCCGCACGAACCCGGCTATCCCCAATCGCTTCAACAGACAGGGTTTGCTCCTCCCTGTTATTCAATTTCAGCAGGTTCTTGGCAAGCTCCTTCAACTGAGCGGGGTTCATGTTCTCATCTGCGACTTCATACAGGGAAAGGAGACCCCACTTGGCAATATTCTGTCCGTGCTGGTAAATATAAACGTCCCGCTTACCCGTTTCTTTGTTGTCCCTCACAACCTTAATCCGGTTGTATGTTTCGTTGTCGATGCTTTTTTTGTACGAAAAATCGGTCATGAGACTTTCTTCCCCAACCGCAAGCATCAGCAGCATGTCATTAATATTGGTCAGCGTTAATTCCCCGAACAGGTCATAAAACATGTAGTATTGACCAGTAGCCATTAAGGTCGCATCGAGTCCTTTAGAAATGGTATCGATCAATTTTTTATTATCCTCCAGCATGGAAGGAATTACATAGCCGGTATCCGCCAGCTTGCCCGTTTTCAGATTATAATCCTTGGCGATTTTGCGGATAATGTCTTCTACTTTTACGTTTTTGAAACGGTACGTATCATTGCTTGAAAGATACCGCATCTGGTCATAGGCAAGCAGCTTGACCTCTCCGTCAGCGCCCCATTCTTTGGAAAAGACATATCCGTAAAAAAGATTCTTGTCGTCTTTACGAAAACGAATGATATCCCCGTTCTCCACATCAAACTTTGTGCTTTGCGCCAGCCCGTGATCCACGTAAGTGATATCCAGCTTGCCGGCTTCGCCTGACGGCTTGTTTTCCATGTGATATCGGTAACAACTTGTCCGAGATCCCACGCGCTTCCGTTTTTCCGGTCCAGCATGATCTCAATCACATGACCACCCCCTTACGGAATTTTCAGAACCCGGCCAACGGCCAGTTTCCGAACCTCGTGATCCTTGATTCCGTTCAGCTTCTGAATTTCTCCGTGTCGGGAGCCGCTGCCAAGAAGCTTTTGAGCAATACTCCACATGGAGTCGCCTTTCGCCACAGTATAGGTTGCAGGCTTTTTCCGATCATCCGGTCTTATCTTCTTCTGAACGGAAGCAGCTTTTTTCCCCTTCACCGGTACGACCTTGCGAGCCCCGAAAAAAACGTATCGTTTTAACGTAATCGAAAACTCGATATCCTCCGGCGAGCCCGAAGCCGTATTCCAGTCAAAGCTTTCGATGGAAGCGGCCATGTTGATACCGAATGTTCTCATTCCCCGCACGACATTTCCTTTATCCGTGCCGCTCAGCGGATCGGGAACAAGTCCAGTCAGGACGAAGCGGACAGGCTTTCCGCTCTCCATCCACTCTTTGATTTTGTTCACGTAATCGATTGGGAGTTTCAAGTCGCCCTTGGCATCCCGATGCACGAATGGATAAACCCGTCCCGGGAAAAAGCTGTTGAATGAAATTTCCGTCAGCTTAGGGTGCAGGATCGCATTGATTTCACCCAGACCTGGAACGGTATAGGACTTGCTTTCCCCATTGTCCTTGACCTCAACCTTTTCGGGATTTACGGGAAACCGGAATACTTCCTCCTGATTGTTAAAGCTTAGAAACATTCCATATTCGCTCATGCTATAAGTACACCCCTTCCGCACTGGACACAAACTGCTCTTCCAGCGTACGGTTAATCTTGGACATGATCGTATCCAGATCCGCGCCGGAATTGATGTCTCCTGTCGTCATCTGCACGGTTGGCGTTAATGTGATCATGTTGCTGATCGCATTCACCTCAGCTAGATCACGCATGACTTTCAGATCTTCGCTCGCCACATCAACCGAGTTGTCGACTTTTCCGATCGAGTCAATGCTGCCCCCCATAGGAGCAACCGGCATCGGGGCGCTTGGCATTGCTGGCGTCTTTGGAGCCATTGGAGTCATAGCACTGACCGCCGCCGGGGATGGAGATCCCATTTCTGTATAAGCGACATCCTTTCCTGTCTTGCCCTCATTCCAACCTTTAAGCAGATCTTCCTGTGCCGCGTTCTTATCCGGCATGAATTTCTTCTTCAAATCGTCCATTGAGAAATTCTCGATAAAGTCCTGACCTTGTTCTTTAATTTTGGAATAATCCGCCCTGAACTCGATTTCGGCAATTTGATTGGCTTCGATACCCAGAAGGTTGGCAAAAAATCCGGATACGGCATTCACGCCTTTAATCAGTCCGTTAATGACACCAATGACAAAATTCACGGCGGTTTCCGCAATGTCCATGATAAAGCCGAAAGCGTTGCTGAAGACTTTTTTAATGCCCATTGTAACTACTTGCCAGGCTCCAATTGCTCCGATTATGGCAATGATTAGAGAAATAATTCGCATCATTGGACTAGCATTCAGAACCATGTTTAAAATTCTCTGGGCTCCAGCCAACAGTTTTGTCCATGTCGCTAACGCTGATTGGGCAGCAGCAAAAGCATAAGCTTTTATTTGACCGAAAATAAATCCGGCATTTAAAACCGCTAACAGCGCACCTACAAAAGCAATTACCGGCATCAAACCAAAGAAAATCGTTATTAGATTCCAGATCGTGTTCCCAACTCCTACAATGGCCGCCTTAATAAACTCCCACGCTGGAGGAATGGCTTCCGCAACCCACAAGAATCCTTGTGCGATCAACGATAATCCTATAGATAGAGCATTAATAAATGGATCGAAAGTTCCCGACTGAAAAGCAGCATTGAGCATATCAAGTATAGGAACTAATGAATCAAGAGCACCGCCGCCAATCTGTGTAAATGAATTATTTACGTTACCCAAGAGCATCTGCCACTTATTGATCGGGGAGTCCATCATCGTTCCTAAGGATTCCTGGGTTATCCCGGATTTCTGCAAGAGTTGATCCATTGATACCAAAAAAGCATCAAAATTCCCTTTTGAAGCAGCGATTTCGGCTGAAAACTGTCCAAGATCAGGTTTAGGGATATTGAAATTTTTAGTCAGTAAACTTGTATCCCCATTCATAGCACTCATAATCGCAGCCGTGGCATCTCCGGAACTTTTGCCTCCTGGAGACAGCTTGCTAAGACGATCGGCAAATCCGTTCAGCATCGCAATTTGATCCGAGTTTTGTGTCATCGACATAAACGAAAGCGCGTTATTTAATGAAGCATTGACATCCATACCGGCCTTTAGGGCATCCTGTTTGATCTTCTCAAACATGGCCGTTCCTACTTCCGGGTTCCCTACCTTGATCTTAAACAGGTCCTCAACCGCTTGTTCCTTAGCGGCAGGCAGTATGGCTACTTCAGCTGCGAATTTCAGGTTGTTAAAGGCTCCTTTTACTAAATTAAATGCACTACTGAGCTTACTGACCCGCTTCTCCCCTTGTTGAACTTCAACGTTCAAGTTATTTTGAGCTTCAGCAGCCTGTTGTATCTTTAATGTAGCCTTACTAAAACCTTTTTCCATTTGAAAGAACTGCGTAATCATCGCATTATCTATAGACGCTCCTAATTGTTTCATAGAAACACCTGCTAGAAACAATGCATCCTTAACCGTCCCCATACATTCACCCCCTCATTTAAATCTATTACCGCTTCCGAATCCGCTCGCGCTTCTCCTTCTCCACCCTCATGGAGATCATGGCATAGATGGCGGCCCGTTCCCGGACCGACATCGCCATAAGCTGAGAAGGAAGAATATGCAGCTCGTGGAGGGCGTAGTAAGCATAGTTCGCCTCACCGTCGCCCTCTTTAATCAGTTTTTTACTTCTTCAACCAGTTCGTTCATATCACGGTCGAAACCGTTTAATGCCTGTACGCGCTCGCCAAGCGCCGCAAATTCTCCGGGCAGCAGCATTTTACGAAGGAGTGATTCCGCTCCCAATACGCCATAGGATTTTTGCAGCTCGCTATTTTTCAAATCGGGAAAAGTCACGCTTGCCACGATCAGTTTCGACATATATTCATTGGGATCGACTTCGGGCGTAAAAATGCCGTTCTTGCCTTTTACTTTACGGGTTGCTGCTTTACGGCACTCTTGATTCTCTTCTTCCGTAATACTGCGCAGCTTCCATGGCACAGGATTACCTTCCGCATCTTTAAAACGAACAGAGACCACGAATTGCTCCGTGATCTCTGCCGAGGACTGACCTGCAAAAAACATACTAAAATCGCTCATTTTTCTTCCTCCTCAGTAAAAGTTTATGATTATGCCAACGGGGTAAACGGTGTTTCAATCCGAACATTCTCAAACGTAAAGGCAACTTCTTCTTCCAGAGCCTCCGCTTCCGTATCCAGGGATGCCATAATGACGCTGTCCAGATTGACGCCTTCGAGAATAACCACCTGGCGCCCTGTTGACGAACCCGGATCTTCATTTCGAACCTCGATCATGAAATAAGCATCCTGGCCGGACTGGATATATTCCATCATGAGCTGACGGAACAGGGTGGTCACATAATAAATCGTCATCGTGCCCGTCCCTTTCCAGCCAATGGCTTTATGTTGAACGGCGCGCTGTCCCATCGTTTTCAGCTCGGCTTTTTCCTTTTCTACCGTGGCCTCCAATGTCTTAATATAGAACATTTCCTCCATGCGATCGCCAATTTTGACGAGGCCTTGCCCTCTTGTCCAGAAATCGTATCGTTTGCTCGCAAAAATGCCATTTTAGACCACCTTCACTTTCATGTATACTTTTTCGATTGCATCCACCGGCTGTACTTTGATATCCACAAACAGGATGTCACCCTCGGTACCCGGCGTTACGATAATGTCCTCATTAGCTTGGAAATTCTGGATCGCGCCGATATTCTGCAACGAAGCAAAATAGGATGCGCATTCCGCCCAAAACAACGTACGCCCATCCACATTGTTATCCACTTTTCCGATGAAAGATTGTTCAAAAATACGCTTCAGATCATTAGCTATCCCGTCCAACACTCGAACAACGCGGTTTTTGGCAAAATGGCGCGCCTTGCTCGGCGTAAACTCCGTAAAGGTGTTGATATCCTGCTCAATGATTGCCTTGCCACCGCTGTAACTGAATACAAACTCGCCGCCCACAAGGGCTGCTTCAAGCTCAGTATGGCTCAAGCGGATATCCGTATCGACCGCATCGTCATAAGCATCATAAGTCAACGACTCGTTCACAGCCGCTGCAGCCGTTGCGCCAGCTACCCAAGCAATCGCCTGAACTTTGTCGATAATCGTCCCGTCGCTCAGAATGACGCCGTTCTTCACGCTAATAATGCCTTCATACCCGGCCATAGGATAGTCGGAGAGCACAGCTTGGACTTTTTTGCCTTCTTGGTCACGAAGACGCTTGATGTAGGCCGTATACAACGGCTTCAAGGTTGAATCCGAGGACAAAAGTCCAACAGTCTGGAATTCCTGAACCTCCAGTGCGGCAAGGAAGTCAACGTGCTCTTGATTGGTCACGGAGCCGTTCGCCCCTCCGGTCAAGACAAAACCAGCCGTAGCGGCCAGCTCTCCTGTTTCAGGCGTGAATGTTACATACAAGTTTGGCTTCAGTTCCTTTGCGGATGAAACTACCTGCTTGTCCATGGATTTGCCGCTTAGCAGGGTACTGACCACGAACTTGCCGGGATCATCCACGGCATTCTCGATCACGATCTGAATGTCATTGCCCCGTTCGCCTCCGTACTTTGCGGTTACTTTGAGCCCCGACGTTGTACCTGCAGCCTGAACGCCGCTATTCAAGCGGTAAAGCAACAGTTTGCCTGCACGCTTGAGAACTTCTTTTACGGCAAGAAGTTGCGGAGCCGTTACTGGGTAACCCAGAACCTCCAACAGATTCGTTCCCGGTGTAATAGTCAAAATCTTATGGGGCTCCCCCCATGGCAAGGAAAGAGCCAACGCGGTAGTTCCCCGATCGCCCACGCGTCCTACAGGCTGCTCCTGTGAAGAAATTTGGGTATATACCCCTGGTCTTACTTTATTCGGTGTTGTCCATACGCCTCCGGCCATTTTAAATGACCTCCTTTTTCAAAAATGTTTTTAGCTGCTCCTTGGCTTGCTGTACGGAATACGTTTTGCCCTCTTCAAGAATGGCGCTCAGCACATCTTTCTCGCGATTATTGAATTGATTGGATTGTGCCAACTGGTGCTTGTGAAATACTGGAGTTGCTTCCTTTTTGCTCATTTCAATCCGCCTCCTTGTTTCAATGTTTGCATCTTCACGTCGGGCTCTTCCTGATCAGATGTCATCTGGATCGCATACTCTGCACGAAAATATCCATCGCCCGTTGCAGTTCCCTCTTTCGGTCGCTCCCAAGCTACCGTGGTGGCCCGACACGGCCGTTCTTCCACCCGAATCACGGTCAAACCTTCCAACATTTCATCCATGATGAGCGGAACAGGCCTGCCGGACGCCGGTACATAAGAGATGTGAAAGCGGAATCGTGCCGCATAACGATCGGCAGAGATTGGATCAAGCTCGGCCAGCGCCAGTTCGGAACGAAAAAACGGAGCCTCCGGCACTGTCCCCGCATCCTCTCTGAAAACCAGAGGAATGTTAGGAAAAATGCTTGTCAGTCTGCCTGTCAGAGCATCCTTCATTTTTTGAATCATCATGGTTAATTGCTCCTTTCGTGCTGCCCCAAACCTGAGATCCAAGCATACAAATCGCTTGCTTCCCGCAACACGGCCCCTCCTTTCCGTATTGAGTAGTAAGACGGGAATGGAGCCAAAAGCTTCTCCGAAACAAAAAGCCGGCCTTCGCCGGCCGGTTCGCAGTACACTGCGCGTGTTTTCGGTATGTCCTCTTTTGCTTCATTCCCGATGATATAATCTTACATCCCTGAAACGGATGCGCTGACGGATGAATGGACGGATAAAGAAGAGCTTTCAGCGAATGAAGGGATGAAAAAAGTACGATCATATGTTCGTATTTTTACCATTTTCATTTACCGTATGGGCACGTTATCCTCAGGCCTGAGAATAACGATCTCCTCTTCCCACGAAAAAACCGGAAGACCTTCAGGTCCTCCGGTTTATATAGAATCACGTTCTATCATTTTTCATACCGATTTGCATTTCGAAGCTTTCTCCAGCTCGTCCAGCTTCAGCAGCTCCCTGTCCGCAAAGGCCAGCGCCATTTTATAAAAGGCCCGGGCGCGGATCTTGGTATACGTGTCCTTGCTGACCGGCGGTTCGAGAATATGGTTATACACCTTGTAATCATATACGTCGTCTTGCTTCATGTATCTTTCCCGCACCAACAGCTGCTCCCGCTCGCTAAGCCGCTCCACGATCGATTCGACGGTTTCGCAGTACCGCTTTCTTGCCGCAGGAACGTCTACATTATATACGGCAACCTTCGCCGTTTGGTCCGAAGTCACATTGGTCGGGCCATGGAATCGTTCGGTATATGATGCCGTCATGCTGGTTTCTCTTGCCTCGAAGGTTATCGTTTTATAGATGCGATACTTTTCGAATATCGCTTCAACAGCACATTGGGTTTTTCTGCGATCCAATTCGGGTAAAACATAATTCATCCGATACACTCCCCTTTGCAGGTTTTTTCGCTGTTAACTTTGCCATTTGGCAGCATAGCGCTTCTTATCGTTGTTCGTATTTTTGTTCGTATTTTTCATTAATATACCACTATTTGGTGATCGGCGTAAACTATGATATGGAGTAGCTTATGCCATGAATTGGGACAATTCCTCTCATTTTCTTGCCTTTTGGCAACAATACTCCCTTTTATCTTACCTGTTGGCAACAACGTGAAGTGTGTTTATACTATGAATTAAGAAGTTATCTATGGAGTAACGGTAAGGAGTGGCCGGACGTGGAGCAATCATTTGGTTCGTATTTAAAAGAGCTGCGCGAGCATCGCGGCATAAGCATTAATCAGTTGGCCCAGGCAGCCGAGATCAGCGGGTCGCAAATATCCCGGATCGAGAACGGCCTGCGGGGAGTCCCCAAACCGCCCACGATCCGCAAAATCGCGGATGCGCTGGGAAGTTCTTACGAGGAGCTGATGAGCAGGGCGGGATACCTTGACAGCGAAAACAACCTGGAAGAGGAACAGATTCCGGATTGGGCAACCTATAGGGATAAGCGCGATTTCAAAAAAATGCTGGAGGACGACGGCGAGCTGATGTTTGACGGCATCCCGCTTGATCAGGAAGATAAACAGCGGATCAAGGATGTGTTAACCGGACTGTTTTGGGAAGCCAAGCAGATGAACAAACGCAACAAGAAGCGGCGATGA